TTGGCGGTACGGCTACTGCTTCTGCAACTACCATCACATCTGCTGGCACATACCCTGTGACCATTGCCGCTGCGTTTACACCTACTCAGGCTAACGTTGGTCCTACTGATGCTGCTTTGACCTTTACAACCACCGGATCTTCATCGACTGGTGCTGCAACTGTGATTGTTGCGTACATTGTGCGCAACTCTGACGGCGCAATGCAGCAATCTGCTCAGCAAAACTAATTAATCTAGGGGGCTTTGGCCCCCATTTACAAGGAGATTAATTATGATGCAAACTGACGTATTGGCTGGACATCTTGATGTTTCAGGCTTTATTGCTCCTACTGGGCGTAATCGTGTAAAACACATTACCTTTCAAGGTAGCGGTGGCGGTGCAGGGGTTGTTGAAATATTTGACACGACTGTAGCCCCTACATCTGCTACTTATGGCAGGTCAAGTGCTCTTGTTACTGTAACCAAATCAGCACATGGCTTGGCAACAGGTGATCGTGTTGGTATTGGTTTTAGCGCCGCCGCTGGCGCATCAGCCACAGATGGTAATTATGTAATTACTGTTGTTGATTCAAGCACTTTTACTTTTACAGACCCAAATTCTGGAACAGTTACAGCGGGTACAGCTTGCCGATACGTAAACAGTGGTGCTCGCTGGCTAGTAAGTTTTGGGACTTCTACAAGTGTTACAACACCTGTTGCAGTTTTAATTCCCGGAGAAGGCATGTTGGCGGCGCTTGGTATTTACGCAAGCATTTCCAATACTAGCTATGTAACGGTGTTCTATGGTTGAAACAAAACAGGCAACATTGACGGGACGCAAGCTGTTCATAGGCATTCCAGCTTATGACGGCAAGCTGAACATCAAGACCGCATTCGCTCTGGCGCAGTTAATGCCCAAAGCAATGAGTCTTGGTGTATCCGTCACGTTGTCTGATTTGTCTAATTGCTCAATTATTACCATGGCTCGTAATGCCTTGGTACACGAATTCTTAAAAACAGACTGCACAGAACTTCTGTTTATTGACGCGGATGTAATTGTTACGCCTGACGACATCCTGCGCTTGATGGCCCAGAGCGGCCACATGGACATTACGGCTGGTGCATATCCACGCAGAGCCAAAGACGCTAAGTTCTTTGCTGACATATATTTTGATGACAACGGCGACCTAGAGTTTGAAGGCTCCATGCTGCGTCTAAAGCGTGCGCCTACTGGGTTCATGCTAATCCAGCGCCATGTCATTGAGCAGATGGTGGCAGCACATCCTGAGTGGACGTACCAAAAGTCTCCAACAGAGAAGATGTCAGCAGTGTTTGACTTTGCCATTGTGGATGGCAAGTATGTTGGGGAAGATTACTTGTTCTGCGACAGAGCTACCCAAATGGGTTTCACTGTTTATATCGACGTTGACATTAGTTTGCCTCACGTTGGACAAGAAGTTTTTGAACGAAATTTCCGAGAGGAAGTTGTAATGCCAATGCTAGAGAACATTCACCAGTCAAAATTAAAGGTGGCGTAATGGCAACAAAGAAAAAAGGCCCGTCACTAGCTATTGGCCGTGGTGAGAAATTACCCGCATCAAAAGGCGCTGGCCTAACTGCTAAAGGTAGAGCTAAATACAATGCCGCCACAGGTAGTAATTTAAAAGCTCCACAACCTCAAGGTGGTGCAAGGAAAGATTCTTTTTGTGCTCGGATGTCAGGCGTACCCGGCCCAATGAAGGATGAAAAAGGTAAACCCACCCGCAAAGCGGCCGCACTTGCACGATGGAAATGCTGACATGACTACAAACTCAGACTCAATTAAAAGTACACTGGATATTGTTTCAGTGTTTGCAACTATAGGATCTTTTTTGGAAATGTTTACCCCAATATTTGGTCTTATTGGTGCAATCTGGACACTCATGCGGATTGCCGAGATGATTGCGGGTAAACCCTTTGCTGAAATAATTCGAAGGAAAAAAGATGCCGAGTAGTTCTAAAAAACAACACAATTTCATGGAAGCGATAGCTCATTCGCCATCGTTCGCCAAGAAAGTAGGAGTGCCCATGTCAGTGGGTAAAGATTTTTCAAAGGCCGACAAAGGCCGTAAATTTTCTAAAGGTGGCGATATGATGAATTCTAAAATGAAGATGTTTGAGAAATCAGGCAAAGATATGGAAAAGGGTATGCGTGAAGGCTCTAAAGCTGACATGGCTATGGACAAAAAGCAAATGATGGGCATGAAAAAAGGCGGCATGGCTGAAGGCGGCATGTCTGATACCGCACAAGATAAAGCCATGATTAAGAAAGCTTTTAAACAACATGATGCACAAGAACACAAAGGTGGTAAAGGTACATCCTTGAAGCTTGCTAAAGGTGGAACATTCCGCTCTGCTGCTAATGGAATTGCTCAACGTGGTAAGACTAAAGGCACACAGATTAAAATGAACAAGGGCGGCATGGCCTGCTAAGGAATTAATATGCCAAAAGCAAAACGAATTGAAGATATGTCTGATGCCGAGCTTTCCCGTTTATCGGGTAAAGCATACGATGAGGCAATGCCAGAACCAGATACTACATTTGGTAACTTAGGCAGAAAAGCTGCTGGTGCTGCATTATCTGTTCCAGCAGGTATTGCTGGCGCTGCTTTGCTTGGTTCGCAACCTGATATTCCAGTTGGTGCTGCCGCAAAATATGGTGCTAAAGCTGCATACAACATGGTCACTAAAGATAAAAAAGGTGAAACAGCAGCAGAAAAAGAATTGATAGATGCAGTCAAACGCAATCAAAGTATTAAACGCCAGCGCGATACAGGTGAGAATACTAATGCTGCTGGTGATACATACAAACGTGGCGGCTCAGTATCTTCTGCATCTCGCCGTGCTGACGGCATTGCTACCAAGGGTAAGACCAAGGGCACAATGATCGCCATGTGCGGTGGCGGCATGTACAAGGGGAAAAAATAATGGCTGAAAAATGGATTCAAAAAGCTATTAAGAAACCCGGTGCTTTGCGTGAGACATTAGGCGTTAAAGCTGGCAAGACTATTCCAGCCAAGAAACTAGCGGCTGCTGCCAAGAAAACTGGTGTAACAGGCCAACGTGCCCGTTTAGCCGAGACCCTTAAGGGGATCAAGAAATGATGCCCAGTCGTGGAATGGGTGACATGTTGCCTAGTAAAATGCCCAAAGGTGTACGCAAAGCGCGTAGGGATGACACCGACTTTACGCAGTTTGCTGAAGGCGGGCCTGTTGGCTTGTATGCCAACATTAACGCTAAACGTAAACGGATAGCCGCTGGCTCAAAAGAGAAGATGCGTAAGCCCGGAGCTAAAGGTGCTCCTACTGCTGATGCTTTTGTTCAATCTGCAAAAACCGCGCAGAAATGATTAATCATTTCTAGGATACTTATGAGCACTACAGGCACAACCCTTTTCAACATGGATTTCACGGAGATTGCCGAGGAAGCATGGGAACGTGCCGGTCGTGAAATGCGTACTGGTTATGACTTGAGAACTGCCCGTCGTTCAATGAACTTGATGACCATCGAGTGGCAGAACAAGGGCATTAACATGTGGACAATTGAGCAAGGGTTTATAACCCTAACGCCCGGTTTAGCTACATACGCGCTTCCTACAGATACTATTGATTTGCTTGAACAGGTTATTCGTACTGGTCAAAACTCGTCTTCTACGCAGGCTGATTTAAGTATTACTCGTATTAGTGTTTCTACCTATGCGACTATTCCTAATAAATTACAGCAAGCTAGACCTATTCAAGTTTGGGTTCAACGGCTTTCTGGTCAGGTTAACCCAGCAAATACAGTTCTTAATGGTGCTATTACTTCTACGGATACAACAATTACGCTTGACTCGGTGGTTGGTTTAGCTGGATCAGGGTTTATTCGCCTTGAGTCTGAAGACATTTACTATACATACATCACAGGTAATGTACTTGGTGGTGTGTTCCGTGGCCAGAATAATACAACTGCTGCGTCCCATGTAGACGGAACAGCGGTGTATGTTCCTCAACTTCCCGCTATAACTGTATGGCCAACGCCAGATAACAGTACAACATATCAGTTTGTGTATTACCGTTTCCGTCGTATTCAAGATGCTGGCGCTGGTGTGGAAACAGCAGACATGAACTTTAGGTTTTTACCCTGTGTTGTGGCTGGATTGGCTTATCACATAGCAGTTAAAACACCTGAATTAATGAATCGCGTCCAGATGCTTAAGCAGATGTATGACGAAACTTTTGAGATTGCTGCTGGTGAAGACCGTGAGAAGGCGGCTATTAGGTTTGTTCCTAGACAGATGTTTATTGGTAACAGTTAATGGGTAATCGTTTTGCATCCGGCAAAAAAGCGATTGCCATGTGCGACCGCTGTGGTCAGCAGTTTTTATTGAAGACGCTTAAGACAGAGGTCATTAAGCAACGTAAGTATCAACTGCTAGTTTGTGGTGAATGCTGGGATCCAGATCAGCCTCAGTTAATGTTGGGCACGTTTCCTGTGGATGATCCGCAAGCTTTGCGTAATCCACGACGGGACACAACTTATGTGACGGCTGGTGTAAATGGGCTACAGCTTTATCCTGTGGACAGTCCTTCCGGTGGTGTTCCAACTGGCGGTTCTAGAGATATTCAATGGGGCTGGTATCCGGTTGGCGGAGCCAGTAATTTTGATGCAGGAATGACACCAAACTACTTGGTGGCAACGACATTTGTTGGTACAGTATCTATATCTTGAAGGAGATTGAAATGGCATACACACGAGCAGCCGACGGCATTGCTAAAAAAGGCAAAACTGAAGGTAAAAATTTAGGTAATAGCGGCCCCATACAAAAAGAAATGATGGGTGGCAAGAAGACTGCTGGCGTTACAGGCATGGAAATGCGTAAAGTAGGCCGTAACATGGCCCGTGCTAACAACCAGAAGCGGGGTTAATCATGGCTACATTCAGCAAGAAAATGATGGGCAAAGAAGTTGGTGATGCCAAAGTCTATGCCAAGCCACACACTATGACTGGTAAGGCAGTAACTGTTTCTGCTAATCCCGGTAGTGGCCCTAACCGCAGTAAACTTGAAAACTTAGACCTTAGTGTTGGTGCTGAGAGTAAATCTGCTGGTGATGAAAAAGTTAAAACTAGCGGTATCAAAATGCGTGGTGCAGGTGCGGCTACTAAAGGCTTTATGAGTAGAGGCCCGATGGCATGAACTACACCCAGCTTGTCACGCAAGTAGGGGACTACTGCGAGAACTCTTTCCCAACTGACAATATGAACGTGTTCATTCGTCAGGCGGAGCAGCGCATCTATAACACCGCGCAGCCCGCTAATTTGCGAAAGAACGTGACAGGCGTATTGACAACTGGCAATAAGTACCTTCAGTGCCCAGCAGATTTCTTGTCTGTATATAGCCTAGCCGTATACCCATACAACACTACAACCGCCACCGGAACTTCCGGGGCTAAAACAATTGTTGTCAATAGTGCTACGGGTATTGCAGTGGGTCAGCAGGTGACAGGTACAGGCATTGGCACTAATGCACAGGTTAGAAGTATTGCCAGCACAACCATTACTTTGACTGTTGCCAACAGTAGCGCGGTGTCTGGCTCTGTGGTTTTTCAGGGCGATTATTTATATTTGCTAAACAAAGATGTTAACTTCATCCGTGACGCATATCCTTTGTCTGCATTTGCGTCTGAGCCTAAACATTACGCAATCTTTGGCCCCCGCTCGGACGATGTAAATGAACTGACGTTCATTGTTGGCCCAACGCCTAGTGCTGCATACAACGCAGAGCTTCACTATAACTATTATCCTGAGTCTATTGTTACAGCCGGAACCACATGGCTGGGTGATAACTTTGATTCTGTCTTGTTATATGGAACCATCTGTGAAGCCTACACCTATATGAAGGGTGAAGAGGGAATGGTCAAGTTGGCGCAAGATCGTTATGTACAGGCTATTGCTTTGTATAAAAACTTGGCAGATGGAAAAATGAGAGCCGATGCGTACAGGGATGGGCAGGTACGGGTTGCTGTTTCATGAAAAAACTCACACGCCAAGAAGCCATAACCGCAGGACTTCCGCGTTGTTTTGGTCGCGCTTGTCTTAAACATTTACACCTTGAAGGTGAACGGTATGTTTCTGGGGCTTGCGTAATGTGCGCTTCAGAAAGTATTAAAAAAGCGCGTAAAGACAATCCTGAGCGTACCAAAGCACATCAAGCAAAAAGCCATTTGCGTGTCAAAGTTACACCTGAACTTAAAGCCAAAAAGAATGCTCAAGATGCGGCATACCGCCGAGCAAACAAAGAAAAATGTACCGCAACTATTAGACAATGGCGTGAAAAAAACCGCGCACTGTCTAATTCGTATGTGCGCAAAGCAAAAGCCAAGAACCCAGCAATTGTTTTAGCTAACACTGTAAAACGCCGTTTGGCAAAGTTACACCGCACACCATCTTGGCTTACTACTGAAGATCATTGGATGATTGAGCAAGCTTATGAGTTAGCCGCACAGCGGGCTAAATTATTTGGATTTTCTTGGCACGTAGACCATGTAATACCACTGCAAGGAAAACTTGTGTCTGGGTTGCACACCCCGTACAATTTGCAAGTAATCCCCGGAACGGAAAACGTGCGCAAATCAAATACATTTGGGGCAGTAGCATGAGTATCCTTCAAACTCAAACAACAAGTTTTAAAACGCAGTTGTACACGGGCGTTCATAATTTATCTACGGATACATTAAAGATTGCTCTGTACACAGCCAATGCTGATTTAAACGAGGCAACCACTGTTTACACGACAACCGCAGAGGTAACGGGCACAGGTTATGTGGCTGGTGGGGTGGCTCTTACGGGAGTAACCATTAACTCTTCTGGGTTTACAGCTTATGTAGATTTCGCTGATGTGGTGTTTAACGCTTCAGTAACTGCTCGTTGTGCTTTGATCTATAACGTCACGCAGGGTAATAAATCTATTGCCGTATTGGACTTTGGTTCTGACAAAACTTCCACAAATTTCACCATCACAATGCCTGCTAACACTGCATCAGCGGCATTAATTCGTAGTTCTAACTAAGGAGTCAATATGACCACAGAAAAACTTACAGCAACTGACCATGTTTCTAGCGGTCTTATTGCTGGTACAAAATCGAGCGAACAAGCTCAAGCCACTGGCGTGTACTACGTTGAATGCCATGATAAAGACGGCAAACTCAAGTGGTCTGCTGAGTCTAAAAACTTGGTAGTTAACGCGGGTCTGGCTTACATGGCTGGTACGGCTTTAACTTCAGTGACCCAGATTACCACTTGGTACATTGGATTGTATGGTGCTGGTGCTTCTAATACACCTGCGGCTGGCGACACGATGTCTTCCCACGCTGGCTGGACTGAAGTCGTTCCTTACAGCAATGACACTCGTGTGGCGGCTACGTTTGTTACGGCTACGACTGCTAATCCTTCTGTGGTGACTAACTCAGCTTCTCCCGCTACGTTTACCATTAACGCTACATCCACTGTTGGTGGTGCGTTCTTGACTAGCGGAAGTGCTAAGAGTGGTACTACTGGAACATTGTTTTCTGCTGCTGACTTTAGCTCTCCCGGCGACCGTTCAGTTGTTTCAGGCGATATTCTGTCCGTTACCTACACGTTCTCTCTCGCCGGTTGAGGCTTAAATGGCTGAAGGCGGCTGGGGTTCTGGCGCATGGGGTCAGGCTGGCTGGGGTGATTCAGTCTTTACCCGGAATGTTGCTGAAACTGCGACAGGGACAGATGCCGATTCTTCAGTTGTAACCTTTGGCTCTAGCGTTGCTGAGACAGCCACTGGAACTGACGCGATCAGTGCGTTGGCTACCTTTGGAGGGGCAGTATCAGAAACGGCTACAGGCACAGATGCAGTAAGTTCCATACCAACGTATGGGGCGGCGGTTAGTGAGGCAGCCACGGGTACAGATGCGGTTAGTTCTATACCTACTTACGGGGTATCGGTATCAGAAACGGGTACGGGAACAGACAGCATATCGGCGTTGGCAACTTTTGGTGCGGCTGTTAGTGAGACAGGTACGGGTACAGATGCTATTAGCGCATTGGCTACATTCGGGGCGGCGGTAAGTGAAACGGGTACTGGGACAGATGCGGTTAGCTCAAAAGCTACATTTGGTTCTGCGGTCAGTGAAACAGGTACAGGTAGTGATGCAATAAGCTCCACTCCAACATACGGGGTGTCAGTCAGTGAGACTGCTACGGGGTCTGATACTGATGAGGCGTTTGCTAACTTTTTAGCACAGATTACGGAGACAGCAACTGGAACTGATGTAACGTCAGGAGCGTTTACGTTCTTAGCTAGTGTGTTTGAAACAGCGACTGGGACGGACGCGGTATCGGCTAGTTTTATCTTTAATGTTTCTATAGATGAAACAGCAACAGGTACGGATGCTATAAACGCTGGGGTAACATTTGGCGTTAGTATTACGGAAGTAGCGACTGGGACGGATACGGATTCAGCGGCAGTAAGTTTCAGAGCATCTATTGTGGAATTGGCAACAATAACGGATTTAGTAATGGGCAGACCTTTGTGGGAAATTATTGATGACACACAGACTGCAAACTGGCAAAATATCACCAATGTTCAATCTTCTGGTTGGACGCAGGTTAGTGACGTTCAGGATGCTGGATGGACACAGATCGACACGAAATAGGAGCATTTAAATGGCGGCTACAACAACTCTTTTAGGCTTTGTTACTCCCACACAGGGAACGCTCACTGGTACGTGGGGCGATACAGTCAACTACGGTATCTCTGATTATGTGGACATTTCGGTTGCGGGCACATTAACTTTAACCAATGACGGTGCAGTCACTCTGGCAAATACCACGGGTAGCTCGTCAGGAAACAGTATTACATCCAGTCTCACAGGCGCGGGTACAGTCACAGCCCAGTTTGCTATTGTTAAAGTCACAGGTACGCTGACAACAGCGAAGGTCGTCACAGGCCCAAGCTACAGCAAGACATACACAGTGGTGAACGCTGCCACTGGCGGTATCGTGACGTTTAAAGCATCAGGCCAGACTGGTGTTTCTATTGCTGTAGGCGAGTCAGCGTTTGTTTATTACAACGGCACAGACTATGTGAAGCTTGTCGGTACAGCTACGGCTGGCGCGGCCGGTGGCTCGACTACGCAGGTTCAATACAACAATGCGGGTGTATTGGCAGGAATTACGGGTGCTACAACCAACGGCACAGCACTGACTCTTGTTGCCCCAAATTTAGGAAGCCCAGCCAGCGTGGGAACCATGCCAGCTTTTACTTTGGGCGGCACAGTCTCAGGCGGCGGCAATCAGATCAACAACGTCATCATCGGAACATCTACTCCGTTGGCGGGTAGCTTTACTAGTTTGAAATCAGGGTCTTTCCTAGACAGCACGGCTGTATCTGGCGCAATTGTCAGTACAACTCAAACTTTGATATATGCAGGTGGGGTCAATTCAGGAAGTTTTAGTACGGGCGGCCTAGCAGTAACAGGAGCATTTAGTAGCACACTTGATGCAACCATTTATGGCGTAACTGTAGGTCGTGGTGCAGGTGCTGTGGCTACCAATACTGCGGTGGGTGCTGTAGCCTTAGCATCTAATACAACAGGTTTTTACAACACAGGAATTGGCATAAATGCTTTAAACGCTGTTGTTACCGCTAACTCTAATGTTGCTTTAGGTGCTTATACGCTTAGATTAAATACTGCAAGCAACAACACTGGTATTGGCAGTGAAAGTTTGACCGCAAACACAACTGGCAGTGCTAATACGGCATTAGGGAACTATTCTTTATTCTCAAACACCACAGCATCCAACAACACTGCTGTAGGTTATCAGGCGGGGTATGGAAATACCACTGGTACTGCAAATGCCTTTTTAGGCTATTTAGCTGGTTATGCAAACACAACTGGTGGTGGTAATACTTTTTTAGGTAATGGCGCAGGACAAGCATTAACAACAACAAATAATTCTACACACGTTGGAAACATAGCAGGAACAGCATCAAGTGGCGCACAAAATACATTTTTAGGCTCGTTTGCTGGTTATTTATGCACAACAGGCGCAAGCAATACCATCATTGGTCGCTACTCAGGAAACCAAGGTGGCCTAGACATTCGCACAGCAAGCAACTACATCGTGCTGTCTGATGGGGATGGG